ATTGAGTGGGAATGATGTATAGCTAGTTCATAGCACATCATATCTATTCAACTTCATCTCTAACCCTCTGTAATCGCAGAGGGTTTTTGTTTATAGCTACTCATATCTATTCACTCTACACCATATTTTTAGACGGTACACGTGACGGTATTACCTGAAAGGTATACTCTCATACCGACAAAAACATGGATGCATTACGGGTGAAATGTGCTTACCGATACCAAACTGAAAAACCTGAAGCCGCAGGAGAAACTGTATAAGGTTTCCGATCGTGACGGGCTGTATGTCGCTGTGCTCACGTCAGGCTCTGTCTCGTTCCGCTATGACTACCGTATCAACGGCCGCCGGGAAACGCTGGTGATCGGTCAGTACGGTCGTGACGGTATCAGCCTGGCGGAAGCGCGAGAGGAACTCATTGCCGCCAAAAAGCTGCTGAAGGCAGGCCAGTCGCCAGCTGCGGCGAAACGTGACGGTATCAGGCAGATCGCCGGGGCCGAAACATTCGCGGTATATACCGACGCCTATATGAAATACGTCACCCTGGCCGACAGCACTCGCGCTATGAAGCAAGCAGTGATCGACAGGGATATTCTCCCGGCGCTCGGCAACAAGATGATGACTGAGATAACCACCAGAGTGGTGCGCGACCTGTGCGATCGTATCGTCGAGCGTGGCGGCCGTGCGACGGCGATTCAGGTCAGGGAGATAATCAGTAGCGTATACCGGCACGCCAACGACCGCGGGCACGGTCTGTTCAATCCGGCGGCTGACATTAAGCCATCATCTATTGCCATGTTTAAGCCACGCGAGCGCACGCTTTCACCTGAGGAGATCGGCATATTCTTCCGCGCGCTGGATGATGTTGGCGCCATGGGAACCATGAAGATGGCGCTGAAGCTGGTACTGCTGACGCTGGTGCGAAAAAGCGAATTCACTTACGCGACGTGGCAGGAGATCGATTTCAGGAACTGGACATGGACAATACCAGCCGACCGAATGAAGGCCAGACGCGCACATGTGATTTATCTGCCGAAGCAGGCGCAGGATTTGCTGGTGGGATTGCAGATGTGTGCCGGTGGCAGTGAATACCTGGTGCCCGGGCGCTACAACTTCCGCAAGCCATTATCGAACGCCGCGCTGAATTCGCTGATAGACCGGACTGTAGAGGCCATAAACAAAGACGGCGAGAAGATACAGGACTTCACCGTGCATGACCTGCGCCGGACGGCCAGCACGCTGCTGCACGAAGCGGATTACCCGTCTGACTGGATCGAGAAGGCACAGGCGCATGAGCAGAAGGGCGTGCGCGCGGTGTACAACAAAGCGGAGTATGCCAGGCAGCGCGCCTATATGTTGCAGCAGTGGGCGGATATGGTTGATGCCTGGATTAACGGGGAGCACACCGATCTGGTGCCGTTCTCCCCGTCGAAATTTGAGAGGTGGATGGAAGGGCAGAGTTAGTCAACCAAGCACCCACTGATTACCAGCGTGGACGTGAAATTTGCTACTGGTATCCGGCAATAATAAATTCGTGACGACTTCACCATTATCAACATAGTAATAATTACTATCGGTAACGTTATTGATAAGAAAAGCCTCTCTTTCTCTTTCTGGCATTGAGTCCAGTATTCTCTTCGCCTTTTTCCCAACTGGCCGAAAGTCTGGATCAACTCCAGCCAAGCGAGATGCCGCAAAGTTGTGATGTCCATCCATTATTATTGTGTACTGAACGCCACGAAGAACCACTGGGTATACGTTAACGATGAAGCGTTTAAACCTTACCGCTCTGTCGTTAACTTTTTCCATATCAAGATAACGCTGACTGCTTATCAATTTTCCATTAATCATGCTGCACGCTCCCGGCCCTGGTTGTCTGTTGGTGAAAGCGGTGCATTTCCGAATGCCCGTGTCAAACCGGCGATATCCAGCGCGTAGCCAGGGTGCAACTGCACCGCCGGGCCTTCGCACTGGTTGCCCCAAACGTCAAAACCATGTGACGACTGGCGGGCGAAAAGCTCAATGCGCGGAACATCGCCAAGCAACTGCACCAACTTCTCCCTGATCACGTCAGGTTTGCGTGAGTTCTCCAGGCGCGGCGCCGTGACGTGCTGGCAGATAGAGGCGTCCATGCGCGCCGGCAGTTTCCCGCGTACTGCGAAAAGGCAGTCTTCGCTGTTCGCCCGGGTCATGTGGCCCATGCCGATCGCGCTGTTGCCTTTGTGCTTGTTCGTCTTGTGCCAGGTGAATCCCTTCATCGTCATCAGTCGGAATCCCCACGCTTCGATAACCTTCAGCGCTTCAACCGGCTGTGTCGGTACCCACCACATAGCCAGCAGGCAATCTTCTGCAGCAAGATCCCAAACTGGAAGGCGACAGATATCCAGCACGTTCATGACAGGGTATTTGAACCCGGCGCCGCGGTTGCCGTCTGCTGCTTTGTCGCGGTATACCCAAGGGGGATCTGCGTATATTAGAGTGTATTTTCCTGTCATGCCGCCACCTTCTTGCTGTTCATCAGCTCAGCCAGGCGCTGAGCCTTCAATGGGTTTCTGATAACGTCGCCGCTCGGTGCTACCCATCCACGGCGGATGATGGAATAGGGCAGCGTGACACTGCCCACGGTAATTCCGTCGTGCGGGTTAGTCATACACCACACCTCGACATCCGATCCCGCTGTAATCCATGTGCGGCGTGCGGTTACCTTTGGTGATGCACTGCTGGCGGCGCACCGCGATGCGGGCGCGCTCAACTTCACCGACAGCGGCGTCCAGACACTGGAGCCAGAGACGGGCCGCGATGCGATAATGACCGCGGCGCTCGCGCTCGATGGCCCGGCTTTCGATCTCCATTGCTTCCGGGGTTACTGCCACAACTTTTTCAGTTCCGCGCTGCGATGCTTTGTTCATGTGATATTTTTCAAGGCGGGTTAATTTTCTCATGCCCAGGATCCTCTCAACTGATTACCGCCGCCAGCCACATAAGGTAGGCGACCACAGCCAGACAAAGGTAAACGTCTGACCATCTGCTGATATGCTTCTTAAGCGCCGTCATGCTGCTGCGCTCACCGGGCGATACACACGGCGGTCAACTGGCGGCTTTTTTCCGGTGAACGTCGCCGGGCTTGCCGCCTTGCGTTTATCCAGCCAGGCTTCAACTTCGCTCTGGTCCCACGCGCAGCGGCGATCGGTGATCCAGAAACGGGACGGGAATTCGCCAGCCTGTTCCAGGCGGTCAATCGTGCTCCATGACAGTGGCACCACCGCCAGGAGTTCCTTCTTACCAAATGCACCTTTCATAAATCCTCTCTTGGTTGCAGGTGTGGCGCCGTGGCGCCACGGTGGTGATTACATAGGGACTTCGTTCAACTCATCGCGGCGGATGGTGTAAACGTCAGTGGCTTTAGCCAGTCGGTCATCGTCGTTAGAGAGCTTGCTGGCAACGTATTTGTATGCCTTGTCCAGATCTTTCAGCGTGTTGTAGTTCATCGCTGCGTCAATGAAGGCGCACAGAATTTCTTCTGGATCGCGGTCATCGCTGCTTTTTGGTTTCTCTTCTGGTTGCTGTTCACGCGTCTGGTTGATCAGCTTGTTCATGCCTGATGCGGTGGCAGGTTCTGGAGTGATATCTCGTTCAACGCGCTGCGCCGTCTCCTGCAATTCGTCAGGGGTGTACACGCCAAGCAGGACGTCAGGGGAATGCAGACGCGCCCACCGCTTAACGCAAAGATATGCGAGCTGCTGACGAGGATCCTGCTCCCAGAGAGGGGAATTACGTACACCGGCCTGTGCCATGCTAATCGTCAGCTCGCGCGGCGATGATTCCCCTTTGAGCGTCGCCCAGACGGTTACTGTCAGGTTCGGAGATTTATCGGTTTTACCGTTAACTTTCGACCAGTCACCATCCCAGCGATAATTCAGGCGGGTGGCCAGTAGATTGGAGGATGACACAACCGCGTTAACCAGTTGCGCTTCGTAGCCCAGGGTGCCGTTGACGACGTGAGTTTTCTGCGCCACAGCGAACGGGTTCATTCCCCACTGCGCCGCCTGCATTGTCACTGCCAGGCAATCAGCAGGCTTTCCTGCCAGGTGCTGAGGAACCGTAGCTTTACTCTGTGACATCAGCTCTGCGAAGCGCACCAGCTGATTCATGCCTTCCTGACTGAAGATTGCCGCGGCGGTACCGACGGTAGCGCCAGGCTGCGATGTGATTGCGATGTCGTTGCTCATACGTACATATCCTGTTTGCGTGCCCATTCAGGGCGTTTAATAATTTCAAATCCACCCCAGTCGCCTGACTCGCGGCACTGGTGGTAGGTATTCAGATCCCGGCGGAACAGTGCATGCCCGGCATCTACGTCCGGCGCATCCAGTTCGAACACGCGTACCGGGTAGCGGCCACAGTCGATGGTTTCGCTCACTGCCAGGAAGAAGAAACCGTGTGGCTCTCCGGTGGTTTGCTGCGCACCTTCGCGGTACATGGCGTCCTGAACGTGGTATCGGAATTCCTCGACGTGGCGGGCGAACCGATCCATGTCTGCAACCTTCTTCACGTCCAGCAGCACCGGGTGATACTTCAGGCGCTTGTCCGGGCGAATGCGGCACAGTTCGCCAGTTTCAGGATCCGTCCAGTAATGAGATGCTTCGCAGAAACCTTCTGCTTCCAGAAGCCAGCGCGCCGCCGGGTGGGCCATCGCACTGTCGCGCATCAGTTGCAGCTTCCGGCCCTGCTCGGCATCCATAACCGTCATGCCCATTCCCGCAACATCATTCAGAAACGCAGCTTCATCCTCTTTGCCTGCGGTCGTGCGGCGGTTGAACTGCGGCGCCACGATGAAACGCTTATCGAATTCCTCCGGCTCCAGCAGCAGGCAGTGCAGAGCGGTTCCCATGTCCAGCGCCTTCAACTTTTCGGTGTCGACCGGTGCTGATTTCTGCCACTGCAACAGGGCAGGGCTAAGCGCAACCATATCCAGCTGCGACTTACTCACGCCGTCACCGGCGTGGTAGTCCTCATTGCTGATGTCGAAGTAAATGCCTGGATTCATGCCGCGCTCCTCACCGTGTCAAGCTGGTCAGCCAGATCCCACTTAGCGATGATGCTGGTCAGCGCGGCCTGGTACGCTGCGAGTGCCTCTTCAAACTCCGGGCTCATCATCAGCTCTTCCAGAATCTCGGTGCGTACGCCTTTGCGGCCAAGTTCGTAAAACGGCGCCTGCAGCTGGTGGTGCTTAATGGCGTCGATCAGCTCTACCTGGCGCTCGTAGTGCGTCTGGCTCAACTGGTAGTCGCTGTCGATGCTGGTCATGATTTTTTTCAGGTTATTAATCTGCTGGATGTTCATACCCACCTCAGTACTTGATGGAGACTGCAGATACCTTCCCGCTAGCGATGGCGATCAGCGCTTTCTCAGCCATTTCCTGCGGAAGACCGCTTTCGATCAGGTCTGCAATAGCCTGACGGTTGATGGTGCGGCGGTGCTCTTTGTCAGCTGCGCGGCGAGCGTCTTCGTCGGCGATGCGTTTCTGTTCTGCCAGACGCGCGGTTTCAGCCTCTTCCTGACGGCGGCGCTCTGCTGCGATAGCGTCGCTCTTTTCCTGCTCAGCTTTTTCCGCAGCGGCTTTTGCTTCACGCTCTGCTTTCTGCTGTGCTTCAATTTTTTCGCGCTCTGCGCGTTCAGTTGCAGCCTTGGCTTCAGCTTCACGGCGGGCAGCAGCATCAATCTCGGCCTGTGCTTTTGCTTCTGCATCACGCTTAGCCTGTTCTGCTGCTTCGCGGCGTATAGCTTCTTCACGTTCGAGACGTGCTTTTTCCTCTGCCTCTTTACGCAGGCGTTCCAGCTCAGCCGCTTCGTGCTCGCGCTTTTGCGCTACTACCAGCGACGCTTCCAGTTGCTGAATGGTTGAGTCTTTAGCCACTCCCGCCTCTGCTGTGCGTTCCTGCCAGCTGTCATCCAGCACCACGGATTTGGCTTCCAGAATGCGAGCCTGAATATCAGCAGATGGCAGGTAGTTACCGGCGGCGTCGATCACTTCAGCCAGTGCACGCAGATCCACAAGGCTCTGCTGCAGTGCTTCGGTGCGTGCCTTTTCCGCGTCTTCCCACTCTGTAAGTGGACGGCGAACTTCATCGCGAAGTTGGTCACATTCGGTCACGAAGCGGCGCAGCTCGGATTCAACCACTTTCGGCTGCTCTTTCAGGCGCTTCAGGTAATCACGGCCTGGCTTTTCAACTGCCGTTTTGCTGCGTGATACCTGGGCGGCCAGGGATGCGATACGGGCGCGGCCTTTTGCGGTGCTCAGGTCAGGAACCTCGTTGACGCCTTCACGGATCTGTTCAAGGAATTTATCAAGACCGTTTTCTACGTAGATGCTTGGCGCCAGGTCCGGCGCGATTTCGATGATTGCTAATTCACTCACTTGCTCACCCCCATATCCATTTCAGTTTTGACTGCCATCTTGGTGATAAACGCCCAGTTGATGGCCTCATGCAGAGTGCGGCACTTGGTGCTCATCAGCCCGCACGCCGTAACGCAGTACCAACCGTTGATGATTTTCCACTGCATAGTTCGTTACCTCAGTGTTACCGTTGAGGTAATAATTATCCTTATGTGGTTTGAAGTCAATAGGTATGATTATAAAAAATTACCCAAAAGGTAATTGTTGGGGCAATAAAAAAGCCGCTCAATGGCGGCTTAGTATATGAAATATATGGCTTTAATCTTGCGCTTTACCGTTCTGAACAATCACGAAATCGACGTAGCTCTCGATCTTGCTTTTCTCGCTCTCAGGTAACAATGCGTAGCGGGCCCGGTCGTAATGGATGGTCGCCGGGTCGCGAGGATGGATGAGCAGCTCATAGCCTCGGCGCCCGAACGCACTTGCGATCGCCTCCAGGGTGGAGATAGAAACGCTAACTTCATTGTTCAGCATGCGCTGGATTGTCGCCTGGGCAACGCCGGACGCTTTCGACACCTTACCCTGCGACGACAGGTCGCGGTTGTTCTGCATCCACGCTTCGAGATTATGTGCCGCCAGCTGGCCGATATCGGAAGGAGTGATCTCCTCCTGGGGGATGGCAACAGCAGATAATGAGTGGTCGACATCCAGCCAGTTCGACGGCTTGTTTGCCGCCTTCTCAATCTTGCGCGCTACCGCGTCGCCGACAACCTTCTGCCCGCGGGCCCAGCGGTTCACCAGGTTTGCCTGAGTTCCCAGTTTTTCCGCCAGACGAGTCTGCACCCCGTTAAAGTCACGGTCGATGATATCGTTAATATTCTGCCTGCGGATATCCTGAATACTTTTCATGCTCTGGTGAATCGCCTCATATATGAATTAGTTAGAGGTTCAATTAAAAGCGAATTTACCCCACAGGTAAATGCACCTCACAGGTAACAAACCTTGATTTTTATTACCTTCTGGGTGAATATTTGTTATCTGAAATTAATATCAGGCAATAGCTATGAGCGAGAACGAAAAATTCGACTTCAAAAAACACTGGTTGCAACTCACTCCTGATGAGCGAAATGCCTTTGCTGACGAAGCCGGAACGACCAGCCACTACATCCAGACGCATCTGACAGGCCGCCGGAAAATGCCCGGTAAGACATTGATGAATGGGCTGTTTAAGGCATGTAAACAACGCGGCTGGGTCCGAACAAAGCCGGAACTGGCTATCTTCTTCTACGAATAAAACCTCTTTCAAACCCCCATCAGGCCGCCTTCTGGCGGTCTTTTCATATCTATTCACCCCTCTCAGGTAATAATGATCCGAATATGGTTGATCTTTTTTCGGCCATCGCACAAAATCATCGTAACCATAACCAGAATCTGAGGTGAAGTGTGGAGATTATCACTCGTATGTCAGCCGCGAAGGCTGGACTGAAGCGTTATTACACTGGGAAGCAGTGTAAGCGAGGCCATGACAGCGAGCGCTGGGTTTACAACGGTCATTGTGTGGAATGCACCATGGAGTCAAACCGCAGACGCCAGGCTGAGATTAAACGGATTATGGATGAAGCTGCGAAAGGCAACGTGCCGGAGGTGATCTGATGGCGCGCATCCGCACAATTAAGCCTGAGTTCTGGACAGACGAGGATATGGCTGAGCTTTCAGAACCGGCATGCCTTTTAGCGATTGGCTTGCTGAATTATGCCGACGATGAAGGGTACTTCAACGCCAACCCTAAACTGATAAAAGCGGCTGTATTTCCAATCCGTGAACCGTCCGTTCCTATTCCGGTACTGATACAGGAGCTTTCCAACTGTGGTTATTTGTCCATGTTTTCCACCTCAGATGGCAAGCAATTTGGGGCAATTACAAACTTCCTCAAACATCAGGTCGTAAACAAGCCAAAGGAAAGCAAAATCAGATGCTTACCTCTCATACCGTATGAGTACGGTACTGATACCGGACAAGTACCATTAGGAATGGATCAGGGATCAGGGATCAGGGAAAGTAAAACCCCTCTCTCTGCGCGCGAAGAAATTCAAATCTCTCCAGTTGTCATTTCAGGTATCGGAGAGCCAATCGGCAAATTCACCATGCATGAAAACTGGCAACCGTCAGATGACTTTGTCATGCGCGCCAGAATGTGGGGGCACGCACTGCCAGCTGACGGGTACAAGAAATCAGACCTGATTGAATTCATCACCTACTGGATGGCGGAAGGCAATGTGATGCAACACGTGCAGTGGGAGCAGAAGTTTGCCAGGCTGCTGATGAACAGGAGAAAAAGAGCAGCAGGAAAGCGCGGTGACAGCTCTGACGATGACGTACCACACTGGAACAGCCCTGAGGGCTGGAAGGATTTCTTATGAGTAACGTATTCGCAGCAATTCAGAATCGTGATGCCGGCGCTCTGGCTCGCATGATGGGGCCGGACAATCACCATGATCAGCAGGACAACGTTGTAAACATGAGCGCTGAGCGTCTCGTCGATGCCCTGTTCAAACAGCTTAAGCAACTCTTCCCGGCGGCTGAGCAGACCAACCTGAAGACCGTGCAGCAGGAAACCGACGCGAAGCGCCAGTGGATTGCTGCATTTGCCGAAGGTGGGATCCGTACCCGCGAGCAGGTATCGGCAGGAATGCGCCATGCCCGAGCCAGTGAATCACCGTTCTGGCCATCGCCCGGGCAGTTCATCAAGTGGTGCAAGGACAGCAAGATGGTGCTGGGCGTAAGCATCGAGGACGTGATGGGAGAGTTCCACCGTTACGCCAAAGAGAAAAGCCTCCAGCCTGGCGGCCCTGAGCGATTCCCGTGGCGTCACCCGGTCATGTACTGGATTGTGTGCGATACCCGCCGTGCGATGTATCAGCGCCAGCTGAGCGAGATTGAAGTTGAGAAGCATGCGCGCAAGCTGCTGGAGGAATGGGCTTCGAAAGTGGCGGCCGGTCACCAGATTCCGGACCCGGTACTGAGCATCCAGGCGAAGCAAGAGCCGATACAAACACCAGCCGATACAGGGGGCAGTGCTTACCACCCACCCGGCAAAAGCTTCGGATGCATGCCGAATGCCGCCACCCTGGGAGGACTGACACCGGCCCAGTGGCTGATGGAGGAATACCGGCGAGGGAAAGCGGCAGGACTCATCAGGTAACACCGGCGCGGCAGCGCATTTTTTTACGCCTGTATAGTTACCTTGCAGGTAATAAAATAAGTGCATAGCTATTGATTTTAACTCTAATGTGGATTTAAATTACCTAAGGGGTAAATCATGAGAAAGCAGTTACAGGCTCTTGGTCGACTCAAGACAGGCCAGATGAACAAGACCGAATCTGCGTACTGCCAGCATCTGGAACTGCGCAAGCATACCGGGGAAGTGGCCTGGTACAGGTTCGAAGGAATCAAGCTGAGGCTGGCTGATAACACGTTCTACACGCCTGACTTCGCGGTGATGCTCACCACCGGTGAGATGGAGCTGCACGAGGTGAAAGGTTTCTGGACCGACGACGCCAGGGTGAAAACCAAAGTCGCAGCAGATCAGTATCCGTTCCGCATCATCGGCGTGACTGTGAAGCCGAAGAAAGCCGGTGGCGGATGGAATGTCGAAGTGTTCTGAATCGACGATCCTTTTTGATATCAAAGTAATCAATAACTTATACGGGTAAGCGGGGGTAAAGATGAAACCGAGTTACGAAGAACTTGAAGCCAGGTGCGCGGCGCTGGCTGCGGAAAATGCGTATTTGATTCCCAAAGCGGCCAGCGAACTGTCAAATGCCTGGGTGCTTCATAAATACCTCATTGGCATTCAAGCGGCGATTATGTATCTGGATAATGGCAACAAGAAGGCTGCTCAGGAATGGCTGTACGGAACTATCGCGGGTCCGGGATTTGAGTTCCCTGATGAGGTAGAGGACATCGACGCATGGGCAACTCATCAGATGCGCGGCAGCATCAGTCATCCGCAAGCGCTTGAAATCATCAAGGCCGAAACCCCGGAGACAGAAACATTCCTGGCTGAAGTGCGGGCGCAGGCGAAAGCCGATGGCGTGCAGGAATACGCTGATAGTTTCCGACACTCGGCATCTAAGATTCGTGAATGTCATGGCGACACTATCCGTGTCCGCGCGCTTCTGCATGAAGCAAATAATGCTGATGAGTTCGCCGCCCAGCTTCGCAAAGGAGTGCAGTCATGACACGCATCCGTAACTTCGGCTGGAATCGCCTCAAGCTGGCAACCCTTTCTTACGACGAGATAAGCGCTCTCGAAGAGCAGGTGAAGCAGGAGCACGCCTGTAGCGATGGCATCCACATGTACGATAAAGCAGGCCGCGACAAGCTCGATGCCCTGAGCTGGGCCGTATACAACAAGCAGAAGCGGGAGGCCGTCCAATGAGCAACATCGACAAACAATGGCTGCGCCAATTAGCCGTGGATGCGAAAGAACTGGCAATCATCAAGCGGTACACGAAAGGTATCGAGGCGCAGAAGAAATTTATAGCAGCAATGACTCCTGCTTTAGTGCTGGCGCTGCTGGATGAGCTGGAAGCCGCAGGCAAGAGGATTGCTGAGCTGGAGGTGCTGGCGTTTAGTCCTGCAATTCTGGATGTGATATCAGAACGTCAGCGGCAGAGGTCTGTTGAGGGCTGGACTTCTGAGCATGACGACGCCTATCAAAATAGTGAGCTGGCAGATGCAGCAGCTTGTTACGCGAATCACGCACACAATCAAGGCTTCTCAACTCCGGCGCATTGGCCTTGGTCTCCTGATTGGTGGAAACAATCTGGGCCGCGTCGTGACCTTGTGAAAGCTGGCGCACTTATTCTGGCTGAAATTGAACGAATCGACCGCGCCGCAACCGGTAAAGGAGAGGCATCATGAAACCAGCTAACCTGGCACCAGTTTACTGCGCTCTATACCCAGCGCTGGCAGAGATAGCCCGTAAGCACGGTTACGCGATGGCAATCCACGGGACGATGGCGCGTGACTTCGACCTTATTTGCATCCCCTGGGTAGAGACCCCATCTAAACCAGAGGAGGTCGTTGCAGAAATCACCGCGACGTATGCAACCACCGATATCACCAACCCTGGCTACAAGCACCACGGTCGCCTCGCTTACTCAGTGTGCTTTGGATTTGGCGAGTTCTTCGCTGACCTGTCTTTCATGCCTACCGAATCAGCTTTCAATGACGGTGTAACTGCTGCCGCGAACTGGGTGGATAAACAGCGCGCGTCTTACGAAAGCGAGCATGGACGAACTGATAACGACACAGGCACGTTTGAGTTTGGCAATGACGCTCAGCGCGACTACTCGGAATCGTTGTTAGATATTGCTGAAGGAATCAGAAATTCCGTGAGGACTAACCCATGATCACCTTCACCAAAGAACAGCTTATCGCTTCTGCGCACGCGCGAATTGAGTTTGCAGAAATGATGCTGGCAGGAGAGTTAGAGCCCCTCAAAGAGCGCACATGGTCAATTGAACTGGAGCTGGCGCGTATCGCGCTGGCATCGCTCGAAGCGGAGGCTGATGATGGGCGAGAGCAATTCGAAGCATGGTTTAAATTCCATCAAGGTGACGAGCACTCAATCGTAACGCTTCATCGGGCAAATGGTGGACTCAACTACCGTGACCCGCATGTTGATTTGGCATGGATAGCCTGGAAAGATAGCCGCGCCGCCATGCTTCAGGGTGCCGAACCTGTAACGACGGCTTACAAGTTGCCGGATGGTTGGGTGCTGATGCCAGTTGAGCCAACCAAAGAGATGATTGACGCTGGATGGTCATATTACATGACAACAAAATCACCATCATCACTTGGCGTGTATGGCGCCATGCTCGCAGCAGCACCGGAGCAGGAGGTGAAGTGATGGAAATCATCCAGGGTACATGCAGCTGCGGCGAGCCAATCAGTATCGAGTTAAACGCAGACCCGCAGTTATGCGCCCGTACTGACAGGAAGCGCCCGTTCTATCCAGACGAAAACGTAGAGCCATTCAAGGTGGGGCACTTCACATATACCCAGGATGGCGTGACCACGTTCAAATGCCGGAAGTGTGGTGGTTATATCGCTGACACTGTTCCGGAAGCTGCGTGGGGACCGATCAATGCCTAACCCATTCGACGTGGTGATGTTCGTGCTGCTGGCAATTGGCGCACTTCAGCAAATGGGATGGCTGCCATGGTGAGCAAACTCAAACAGCGGCGTTCGTGCCGCCTAAAGGCCGATGTCGCCTGGTGGATGGCCGAAGCGCAGGACTGGAAGGATATCGCGCTTGAGCACGCAGCCGAGATAGACAGGCTTAAGAAACTGGTTATCCGCGTGCCGATGCCGGTGGTGGTGCCCGATTCAGTGGCCGATGAACTGAAATTGAGAGAGGTGGGTTGATGTCGGATATTTGCGTGTTCCGCGATGATGCAAAGAACTGCATTGTGCTGAAGGATGACGAGAAGCTTTTCACGTTCACGCCTGAGCAATGGGCGGTGATCTGCATGGCGGCAAACTCTGACATGGAAAATCGCCTGTATGCACTGAAGCATGGCGAGACGCTACGACTTGAGCGTGAGCGGACCTGGGCAGAGAGCCGTGACAAGGTCAGGAGGGGATGATGGATAAGTGTCAGGGTATTTTCGGGAAATTGTTCGGGCACTCATATCGCCCAGCTATCACCAGGGGAGCGCCATCTTCTTTAAAACTTGGAGAAGTTGAGGGAAGTAGCAGCGCAGTAATCGAGCTGATCAACAGCACCAGGCCAGAGGCGTATCACGGTATTTACTGTAAGCGCTGCGGGAAGGTGATCAATGGTTAACGTAACCCAGGAATCACTGGCCGCACGCATCGCGGAACTGGAAGCGGGCCCACGATCGCTGAAAGAGGATTTCGCTCTGGAAGCGTACCAGATGTTGTTGCCTCATGTGGCAGAACGGGAGAAAAAGTCATCATGCATCCATGACTGGTGGATTGAGCCAGGAGGAGAAGGTCGATCAACAATCTGCCTGAAATGTGGGGAGAGAAAATTCCATGGCTAAGACCGCAGCAGAACGCAAAGCAGCGCAGCGGGCCCGCCAGGCGGAAGCCGGTGAACGCAAGCTTGAACTGGTGCTCGACGAGCAGGAAATGGAGATGCTGGCGCGGAACTGCGCGGAGCGTCGCCCGGGCCGCGACCCATACGAGCTGAGCGAGTACATTGCCCTGCTGATCCGCCAGGATGATGCGCGGGTACGCGGTCGCATCAAAGCCATCAGCGCTAACCGGTGCGGGAAGTGCGGCGACAGCCTGCCGGTGAAGTCCTGCCCGTGCTCCGGTGATTCGGCTTGCTGGGTAACGCAGGGCTGGCATGAAACGAAACTTGCGGTGTGACAGGTCACAGCGTATTGACTAAATCCTCACATGATTATACTGTTTAAATGTACAGTATTTTTATGTGAGGTTCCATTATGGGCTTTCCATCTCCGGCAACAGATTACGTAGAAACAACTCTCACCGTAGCCATGCTTTGCGGTTATGACGCCAACTGCCGAACCGTTGAGACCTCGGCGGGCTATGCCATCGTTAACGTATCGAGGAAACCACATACGGGCGACACCGTGCTGATTTCGTATTTCGGCCGCACGGAGTTCGCCAAAGTGCAGGGAAGGGCGCTTATCGTTCCTGAGGGTGAGGCAATCGAAGGCGATGCGCTGGACGAGACGACTGTGCATGGCGTGGTGACCCACTTCCTCAACCTTGCAAGCAATCAGGGCGGCGATCCGATACCAGTCATGTAACATCTGCGCGGGCGTGATAGTATTACCTGCATGGTAATAAAATTACTCAGGTGGTAATGATGCCCGCGACGCCAAAAACCCACAAACGCAAATCAACGCGATATAAGCCTCTTACAGCGATGCAGGAGGCTTACTGCCAGTCCTACATTAAGTCACCTGAAAATCAGTCTCAGGCGGCGATTGACGCAGGATTTTCGCCTAATACGGCACACGTCAAAGCCAGCGTGATGATGCGCGACGAAAGAATCCAGAAACGAATCGCTGAACTGATGGAGGAGCGCAACAAGCGAAATCGCGTCAGTGCTGACTACGTCCTCATGCGCCTGGTGGAAATCGACCAGATGGATGTGCTGGATATCCTGAATGATGACGGCAGCCTGAAACCGATCCGCGAGTGGCCGAAAATCTGGCGTACCACGCTCAGCGGGTTCGATCTGTCTTCAACCATCATGAACATGAACGAGGATTCGATAGAGACAATCCTCAAAAAAATCAAATGGCCGGACAAGGTGAAGAACCTTGAGCTCATCGGTAAGCACGTAGACGTCAACGCATTCAAAGAGCGCTTGGAAGTTTCCGGCACTGTCACCATCGCCGACCGCATGGCCGCCGCGCGCCGCCGCGTCAAAGAGCAGGCTGGTGGTGAAGAATGACAGCAGGAGCCATGTCGCCGGAAGAGCAGCTCGTCGAGGATATCGCCTCGTTCACGTATGACCCGCTGGGCTATGCGCTGTATGCGTTCCCGTGGGGCGAGGAAGGAACAGAACTGGCGCACGCTACCGGGCCGCGTAAGTGGCAAGCGGAGGGATTCCGAGAGATACGGGATCACCTTCAGAACCCTACCACTCGCTACCAGCCTATCATGATCGCCCGCGCATCAGGTCATGGCGTGGGTAAATCTGCATTCATTTCGATGCTGATTAAATGGGGAATGGATACCTGCGAGGACTGCAAGGTGGTGGTGACCGCCAACACCGACAACCAGCTTCGCACCAAGACCTGGCCGGAAATCATCAAATGGTCGAACCTGGCTATCACGAAAGAGTGGTTCACCTGCACCGCAACGGCGATGTACAGCAACGATCCGGGTCATGACAAACGCTGGCGCGCTGACGCTATCCCATGGTCTGAACACAACACCGAGGCGTTCGCCGGTCTGCACAACGAGCGCAAGCGTATCATCGTGGTATTCGACGAAGCCTCCAATATTGCCGATCTGGTGTGGGAGGTAGCCGAGGGCGCACTGACAGACGAAGACACTGAAATCATCTGGGTGGCGTTCGGGAACCCGACGCGTAACACCGGGCGTTTCCGGGAATGCTTCCGCAAGTACAAGCACCGCTGGAAGTGTGCGCAGATTGATTCACGCACCGTGGAAGGCACGAACAAACAGCAACTCCAGAAATGGGTGGATGACTACGGCGAGGATAGCGACTTCGTGAAGGTCCGTGTGCGCGGGATATTTCCTGACGCGTCTGAGCTGCAGTTTATCCCGACAGGCCTCACTGACGAGGCAATGAAGCGCGTCGTGACCTCAGCGCAGGTGGCTCACGCTCCGGTGATTATCGGCGTCGACCCGGCTTATTCCGGCGTGGATGACGCGGTGATATACCTGCGGCAGGGGCTGCACAGCAAAGTCCTCTGGACCGGAAACAAGACCACCGACGATCTGATTATGGCGAAGCGCATCGCCGACTTTGAGGATCAGTACCAGGCTGACGCGGTGTTCATCGACTTCGGCTACGGTACCGGGTTGAAGTCCATCGGTGACGGCTGGGGCCGGACGTGGCAGCTAATTCCGTTTGGCGGCGGCTCTACCGACCCCCAGATGCTCAACAAGCGCGGCGAGATGTTCAACAGCGCCAAGACCTGGCTTAAGCTCGGCGGCGCGCTGGATGACCAGGAGACCGCTGATGACCTGTCGGCGGCAGAGTACAAAGTGAGGGTGGACGGCAAGATCGTCATTGAGCCGAAGGAAGATATCAAAGAGCGCTTGGGCCGCTCGCCGGGCAAGGGTGATGCGCTACTGCTGACATTTGCTTTCCCGGTGTCGAAGCGGATGCGCATTCCAGGGCAGGAAGGTCAGCAGGGAAAGGCGCTTACAGATTACGACCCCTATGCTTAGTCCTTATCTTTATTTTTAGTTTCTGATAACCCAGGCAAAATCCCAAAGGCATGTGAAACTTTTGGTTCTCCTACTGATATTCTGGATAATCCGTGTTGGTCTAAAAAACTACTGACAGTACTACCATTACCAAGCGCAAGACTTTTTAATTGAGATTTTTCAGGGTTTCTCAGTTTGTACTCATCAAAATCATTCTTGAGAGTTTTATAGGCATCATTCATTCTTCCGAGTGTTTCTGATATCTCTTTCAATGAATGATTTAGATCTGATAACTGAGCGCTTGCGGATCTCAATTCATCATCTTTGGCTTTCAGTTCGGCGGTTAATTCTCCCATACTATTCTTTGACCGAATGATCTCTTCCTTCATGTCCTGGATATCTTTTTCGGCACCAGTCTTAACTTTGTCGTAAGTAACATCATGCTTAGCCTGAAGGCGCTGAAGACGTGTAGCGCGAAGAATCAATTTGGCCTTTCTAAAGTTCTCTATCGAATCATTGTTGTCGAGTGGCTTGGCTTGCCATGCGGAAATTAAGTTATTAACCCAAGGGAGCCCGCCGCAAAGGACTATCACTGACAGGCACGGATAAAGGGCCACAGTTTTCCAACTACTGTTTACTGAAATGTATGTGATCTTGTCGATGATTCCGGTGTCGCTCAGGAAAAGGTATAAAATCGACTTCCAGTTGAATGCTGACCAGGAAAGGGCAAAAGCACCGAATACTGGATTGCTGACTCTTTGCGCTGCGGTATTGATGGTAGAGGAAAAGTATTCTTTAAGTGATTCAAGCATGATCAGGCCCTTTTATGTTTTTCCTAATTCTACCTTTAAGGTAGTCTCCGGTCATTATGAAAACGTATCCCTGCAAGGGGATATTCACCTTGATATCCACTGGTGGGGATAAATCGCGTTATGGCAATCATGTGACATGTCACGCACAAAAAAATGCCCGGACGAACCGGGCGAACTGGAAGCAATGACTACGGAGTGCCTTCCTTGGCGGGTGATGCAGGGTTTACAGCGCAACGTCATCAGAATGGCGTTCTGCTGTAAAAAAATGTCGGTACCAGCGAGCGCTAACTCGGGATGAATCTGGTACCGACAAAGTCACACAGCAATTACATGGGCACTACGGGTATCACGGTCCTAAGGCGTGATTGGGTTGTGGTGGCCGGTGCTGTATTCTTCCGGCTTTCTGGATGGCACTGACCAGACCTTGTGCGGGTACACCGCGCATACCATCTATCACTGCGCATAGCGACTTACGTTTCGATCTTGGTGCGCATCAGCCTGCGCATTCACCACAACGCTGATGACTCTCTCCGATGCACTCATTCATTCGAATGCAAAGGGGTGGTGCAGAAAGTCATCATCGTTGCATCCTCGTCTCTTCCGAGGTGTCACACCGTATCGCCACGATGGTGAGTCGTCATGTCCATGCATACCGAGAGCATTGACTTGCACATTCCGGCTACCTGCTCGGGGGAAGTAGCATCAAGGACCCCGCCAGACCGCTGCGACACATGTGCCATATGCCGTACTACAGGGCGGAGATGATGCTCCGCTTATCCACCGCCTTTACTTTTAAGCCCAATATCCTGCTGCGGTACTCCGGGCTACTGCACAAGCGGCTACATAACCACCTCCGCAATCCGATTGATTTCTCAATTCGTTACCTGAAGGGTAATAATAACATCCGAATATGTCAATGCACTACGTAAAATAATCCGTATATGGTTAAATTGGTAATAATTTAATCGTGTGTGAGGTTATCGCTATGTGTATCGGCAGCAAGCCATCAGTGCCAGCGGCACCAGAAGTTCAGGCCGCACCTCAGGAACAGGACTCTGCTGTGGTCAGTGCCCGCGATGACGAAGAACGCCGCCGCCGTGCTGCCGCTGGACGTAACTCGACCATGCTCACTGGCGCCCAGGGCGACACCTCTAAAGCCAACACCAGCGGTAAAACGCTGCTCGGTCAGTAACGGAGACCTGAGAGATGGCGGAAACCGAAAAAGAGCGACTGCTGAAGCAGCTCGCACAGCTGAAGAATGAGCGCACATCGTTCGAGCCGCACTGGCGCGACCTGAGCGACTTTATCAATCCGCGTGGTTCCCGCTTCCTGACGTCTGACGTTAACCGTGGCGATCGCCGCAACACCAAGATTGTTGACCCTACCGGATCGCTCGCTCAGCGCATTCTCGCCAGCGGCATGATGTCAGGCATCACCAGCCCGGCCCGTCCGTGGTTCAAACTGGCAACGCCTGACCCTGACATGATGGATTACGGCCCGGTGAAGGTCTGGCTGGAAGTCGTGCAGCGCCGCATGAACGAAGTGTTCAACAAGTCGAATCTGTACCAGTCCCTTCCTGTGATGTACGCCAGCCTGGGTACTTTCGGCACCGCCGCCATGGCTGTGCTCGAAGATGACCAGGACGTGATCCGCACAATGCCTTTCCCGATTGGCAGCTACTACCTGGCGAACAGCCCGCGCGGCAGTGTCGATACCTCTTTCCGCCAGTTCTCCATGACCGTGCGCCAGCTGGTGCAGGAATTCGGCCTGGACAACGTGAGCACATCAGTGAAGAGCCAGTGGGAAAACGGCACATACGAAAACTGGATCGAGGTTAACCACTGCATCACGCCAAACATCAACCGCGACAGCGGAAAGATGGACAGCAAGAATAAGCCGTTCCGCTCTGTCTATTTCGAGACCGGAGGCGACTCCGACAAGCTGCTGCGTGAATCCGGGTTCGATGAATTTCCTGTCCTGGCGCCGCGCTGGGAAGTGAACGGCGAGGACGTTTACGCATCCTCTTGCCCAGGCATGTTGGCACTCGGTCAGGTTAAAGCGCTTCAGGTTGAGCAGAAGCGTAAAGCTCAGTTGATCGACAAAGCCACCAACCCGCCGATGGTCGCGCCGACGTCGCTGAAGAATCAGCGCGTTTCTCTGCTGCCTGGTGACGTGACCTATCTCGACGCGCTGAGCGGTCAGGACGGTTTCAAGCCTGCTTACCTGGTCAACCCTAATACCGCCGACCTTCTGGCAGACATTCAGGACACCCGCCAGACCATCAACAGCGCCTACTTTGTCGACCTCTTCATGATGCTGCAAAACATCAACACCCGCTCTATGCCGGTGGAAGCAGTGATCGAGATGAAGGAAGAGAAGCTGCTGATGCTTGGTCCGGTTCTGGAGCGCCTGAACGACGAGGCTCTGAACCCGCTTATCGACCGCGTGTTCTCCATCATGGCGCGCAAGAACATGCTTCCGCCTCCGCCTGACGTTATGCAGGGCATGCCGTTGCGCATCGAGTACATCTCCGTTATGGCGCAGGCGCAGAAATCTATCGGTCTCACCAGCCTGTCGCAGACCGTTGGCTTTATCGCGCAACTGGCATCAGTCGGTAAAACAGATGCGCTCGACAAGCTCGACGCGGATCAGGCTATCGACGCGTTCGCAGAGATGGCAGGCACATCGCCAACCGTCATTGTTCCGCAGGAGCAGGTGCAGCAGATACGCGAAGATCGCGCCAAACAGCAGCAGGCAGCTCAGGCAATGGCTATGGGGCAGGCCGCGGCGCAGGGTGCGAAGACGCTCAGCGAGACTCAGACCGCGGACCCTAGCGCACTGACTGCCCTCACCAACGCAGCAGGAGCGCCGCAGCAATGACTGACTTCGATGAAGAAGAACTGCGCATTCAGAACGAGCGTAAGAAGCACGATCTGGAGCAGCGCGAAAAGGACGACATCAAGTTCGTCATGGATAGCGAGCAGGGCCGCCGCGTCGTCTGGGGGCTGCTGGAGAAAGGTCAGGTGTTCGGTACCTGCTTCAACGTGGACCCGAACATCACCGCATTCAACGAAGGGCAGCGCAACCTGGCTCTGGTTCTGCTTCAGCGCGTCATGGCGCACTGCCCTGATCAGTATCTGACGATGGCCGCAGAGGCCAGTGAACAGGAGTAACCATGAATTTATTTGATCGTTTGCTGCATCGCCGTCTTTGCAATGAACAACCTGCTGATGGTGGCGCTGCACCGGCACCATCTGACCCAGCCGGACCTGCAACCGATGCTCCTGCGCCTTCTGCTGACCCGGCTAAACCAGAAGGCGATAAGCCACAGCCTGGCACTGAAGGTGAAAAGCCTCAGGACGACAAGCCTGCCGATGGTGATAAGCCAGCAGACAAGTCTGACGACAAAGAGCAGAAGCCAGAAGGCGCGCCGGAAAAATACGAGTTCAAACCTGCTGAAGGGCAGGAGCTTGATACCTCAGCTCTGGAGCAGTTCGAGCCTATCGCCCGTGAGCTGAACCTGACCAATGAGCAGGCTCAGAAGATGGTCGACCTGTACGGCACGAAGATCATGCCAATGGTTCAGAAGCAGCAGGCGGAAGCCTGGCAGAAAACCACTGAGCAGTGGGCTGCTGATGTGAAGGCTGACAAGGAGATCGGCGGCGACAAGTTGACCGCGAACCTCAGTGCTGCGCAGCGTGCACTGGAACAATTCGGCGATCCAGAACTGAAAGAATACCTGGATTCAACCGGTCTTGGTAATCACCCGGCGCTTGTTAAAGCGTTTATCAAAGTCGGCAAGGCAATGTCAGAAGACAAGGTTGTCACCGGCGGTCATGAAAGCGGCGGCAGTGACCTTATCTCCGCCTTCTATCCTAAAAAGTGAGGTATGAAAAATGGCTTTAATCGGTCAAACTCTGCCATCGTTGCTTGACATCTACAATCGTACTGACAAGAACGGGCGAATCGCGCGCATCGTGGAGCAGTTGGCGAAAACCAACGACATCCTGACCGATGCGATCTATGTGCCGTGTAACGACGGCTCAAAGCACAAAACCACCATCCGCGCAGGTATTCCTGAACCGGTATGGCGCCGCTATAACCAGGGCGTTCAGCCAACCAAAACCCAGACCGTGCCAGTGACCGATACCACCGGTATGTTGTACGACCTGGGCTTCGTTGATAAGGCTCTGGCGGACCGTTCCAACAACGCCGCCGCGTTCCGTGTTTCCGAAAACATGGGCAAGCTCCAGGGTTTCAACAACAAAGTCTCCCGCTATGCCATCTACGGCAACACTGATGCTGAGCCTGAAGCTTTCATGGGCCTGGCGCCGCGCTTCAACACGCTTAGCACCAGTAAAGCCGCAAGCGCAGAAAACGTATTCAGCGCCGGTGGTATCGGCTCTACAAATACCTCTATCTGGTTTATGTCATGGGGTGAGAACACTGCTCACATGATCTATCCGGAAGGCATGGTCGCTGGTTTCCAGCATGAAGACCTCGGCGATGATCTGGTAAGTGACGGTAACGGCGGACAATTCCGTGCGTATCGTGACGAATTCAAGTGGGATCTGGGTCTGAGCGTGCGTGACTGGCGTTCAATTTCCCGCATCTGCAACATCGATGTGACCACGCTGACCAAAGACGCATCAACTGGTGCTGACCTGATCAGCATGATGGTGGATGCATATTATGCCCGCGACGTGGCAATGCTGGGTGATGGCAAAGAGGTTATCTATGCCAACAAAACCATCCACGCATGGCTGCACAAACAGGCTATGAATGCCAAAAACGTAAACCTTACCATCGAAGAATACGGCGGTAAGAAGATCGTTTCCTTCCTGGGCATTCCTATCCGTCGTGTGGATGCAATCCTCAACACTGAATCTGCCGTAACGGCGTAAGGAGAGAGAATCATGTTGCTTGATCAACAGGCTTTGTTCTCCGCGGCTCAGGCCATTACGGCCACCGCGGTATCAACCAACGTCATTGACACCGGCTCCAGTAAGGATGTCGGTAAAAATGGCGACATCCCGCTGCTGATTCAGGTTGTTGAGGCATTCAACACCCTGACCAGTCTGACGGTTACGGTGCAGACAGATGATAACTCGTCTTTCAGTTCTGCAACGGATGTGATCTCCATGGTCATTCCTCTGGCATCCCTGATCGTTGGCTACAAAACGCCGGTCATCACGCTGCCGATGAAACTGGAACGCTACATTCGCCTTAACTACACCGTCACCGGTACCGCGCCGACCACTGGCAAAGTAACCGCTGGCATTGTTGGCGGGGTACAGACCAATGTCTAAATATCGCGTCAAAGAACGCTCCTTCATTAACGGCAAGCTCTGCGAGCCTGGCGATATTGTGGAGTTTTCCGGGGAGGCTGGCAAAAACCTGATTCCTTATAACGACGGTGATGTCGTGGTGAAGGAGGAAGAACTGCCAACCAATGAAGAGCTTCAGGAGCTTGACCAGCTTCGTACCATTTACGAAGAGATGTTCGGCGAAGCTCCGCATAAAAACACCAGCGCAAAAACTCTCAAAGAGAAGATTGACGCCCGGCGTAAAGAACTGGGCGTGTAAGCGCTCAATAAAGTGCTAAAAGCCGGGGCCATTCGGCCCCGCTTTTCTATGCGGAGACCTGAGAATGAAAACTGTAAACATGAAAACAGGCACCGACTCATTCGTTGGTGAAGATGGAAAACCAGAAACCAAAGATCAGTATCCGTGGGGTCTGCGCATCACGCTGGATAACGAATCTCTGCAACGTCTCGGCCTGAATGAAAAATCACTGCCAGCGGTAGGTGATCGCGTTTCAGTTATGGCAATGGCTAACGTATGTTCTGTGTCTACCCGCACCACAGATCACGGTGAAGACAACTATGTTGAGCTGCAGATCACCGATATTGGCCTGACTCCACATAAACGTGATGATGCCAAAGAGCTGAAAGATGCTTTCTACCCAGGCGGGGAGGATGATTAATGGCCTCCGTTATCGAAATCTGCAACCGCGCGCTGAGCAATATCGGTAACAGCCGCAGCATTAACAGCCTGACCGAGGCCAGCAAAGAAGCCGGGCAGTGTTCCCTGCATTTCGATTCCTGCCGCGATGCTGCGCTGGCGGACTTCGACTGGAACTTTGCCACCAAACGCCTGGCGCTGGCCGACACCAATAATCCCCCTCCAGACTGGGCATATGCCTACCAGTACCCGACTGACTGCCTGCACATCACCGAAATTATGGTGCCCGGTATCCGTAACCCTACGGCCGCGATGCGCATCAACTATGAGGTAGGGGCAGATACCGACGGCACCGGAAAGCTGATCTACACCGACCAGCCTGCCGCATGGCTGAGGTACATTGCGCGCGTCACCGACGTGAACATGTTCGATGCCATCTTCATGGAAGCGCTGTCCTGGCGCCTGGCGGCCGCCATCAACATGCCGCTTACTGGCAGCGCAGATCTCGGTAACAACGCACTGACTATGTACCGCAGCGTCATCCTGAGCGCTGGATCGCACAGCCAGAACGAATCTCAGGAGCCGCAGCCGCCAGTCGATGAGTTCACCGCAGCGAGGTTGTCATAATGGCTTTCAGTTGGATCCAGCCGAGCTTTGCAGGTGGTGAAATTGGCCCGTCGCTGTACGGGCGCATTGATATGTCGAAGTATCAGGTTGCGCTGCGCAAGTGCGATAACTTCATTGTCAGGCAGTATGGCGGGGTGGAGAATAGGCCGGGCACGCGCTTTGTCGGCGAAGCCAAATACCCGACGCGGAAATGCCGTCTTATCCCTTTCCAGTTCTCGACCGTCCAGACCTATGCGCTGGAGTTCGGGCACAACTATATGCGCGTTATCAAAGACGGTGCGTATGTGCTGAACAGCAGCAATGTGATCTACGAACTGGCTATGCCGTATGCAGAGGCCGACCTGTTCCGCATTAAATTCACGCAGAGCGCAGACGTGCTTACGCTGGTTCACCCGGCCTACCCGCCGAAGGAGCTTCGCCGTTACGCGCATGACAGCTGGCAGATCGTCGACGTCACCACCAAAAACGGACCATTCGAAGATATCAACGTTGACGAGTCAGTGAAGGTTTACGCCAGTGCCAGCACCGGCACCATCACGCTGACGGCGAGCTCTGCCATCTTCGGCGCTGAGCAGGTCGGTAAACTGTTCTATCTCGAGCAGCCTGCAGTTGATTCCGTTCCCGTCTGGGAGACCAGCAAGACCACTTCTATCAACGACGTGCGCCGCGCCGACAGCAACTACTACCGTGCCAATACTGCTGGCAAGACCGGGACCCTTCGCCCGTCTCACACCGAAGGCATGTCGTGGGATGGATGGGGCGGGACCGGATCAGATGATACTGGCATCCAGTGGGAGTACCTGCACAGCGGCTTCGGTATCGCGCGCATCACCGCGGTAGCCAGTGACGGCCTGACAGCTACCGCGACGGTGGTGAGCTATATCCCGTCACAGGTAGTTGGCTCAGCCAACAGCAGCTACAAGTGGGCGCGGTATGCCTGGAACAGCGTAAACGGATACCCAAGCACGGTCGTTTATTACCAGCAACGCCTGTATTTCGCCGCGTCTACCGCGAACCCGCAAACCATCTGGGCGAGCCGCACCGGCGACTACAAAGACTTTGGCAAGAACAACCCTATTCAGGATGACGATCGCATTATCTACACCTACGCCGGGCGCCAGGTGAATGAGATCCGCCATCTTATCGATGTCGGCAACCTGGTGGCGCTGACATCCGGCGGGGAATATACGATATCCGGAGACCAGAATAAGGTGCTCACGCCGTCGGCGTTCTCGTTCAGCTCTCAGGGTAACAACGGCTCCAGCAATGTGCCGCCGATAGCAGTGGCAAACATCGCGCTGTTTATCCAGGAGAAGGGGAGTGTGGTCCGAGATCTGGCTTACTCTTTCGACGTCGACGGGTACCAGGGGACTGACCTGACCATACTGGCGAACCACCTGTTCCAGAAGCGCAGCATTGTCGACTGGTCATTCTGCATCGTTCCGTACAGCAGCGCGTTCTGCATTCGTGATGACGGTAAGTTGCTGGTGCTGACCTATTTGCGCGATCAGCAGGTGTTCGCCTGGGCGCCGCAGTCCAGCACCGGAAAGTACGAAAGCACCTGCTCCATCAGCGAAGGCAGTGAGGACGCTGTTTATTTCGTGGTTAACCGGACCATCAACGGACAGACGAAACGTTACATCGAGCGCCTGTCCAGTCGACTGTTTACCAGTGATGAAGATGCGTTCTTTGTCGATTGTGGGCTGAGCTATGACGGGCGTAATACCTCAGCGCGGACTATGACCATTAGCGGAGGCACCGGCGACTGGAGCTATCAGGTTGACTACCCGGTGACGATAAGCGGCGGGGCGTATTTCGTTGGCACCGACGTTGGCGCGCAGATCCAGTTCCCGTATTCAGAGACGGATCCCAACACTGGTGAGGTGGTGGCGAAAGAGCTGCGTGGAGACATCATCTCCATAACAAGCACAACGGCGGTAGTTGTTCGCTTCAACCGTAATGTTCCGGCGGTGCTGCGCAATGCGGCCACAACAAACTGGCAGATGGCTCGCCAGACTTTCAGTGGTCTGTCACACATCGAAGGCCAGTCAGTAAACATTCTTTCAGACGCGAGCGTAGAGCCGCAGAAAACCGTAACCGGTGGCGCCGTCACGCTGGAGTCACCTGGCGCGGTGGTGCATATCGGTCTGCCGATCACCGCTGAATTCGAAACACTGGACATCAACATCAACGGGCAGGAAACGCTGCTGGATAAAAAGCAGGTAATTCCGACAGTTACGATGGTGGTCAACGCCAGCCGCGGCATCTGGGCAACCACACCGGGCGGCGAATGGTACGAGTACCCTCAGCGTGAATTCGAGTTCTACGACGATCCTGTCGATGACGCTACCGGGAAAGTAGAGGTTAAGCTCGACAGCAACTGGGATAAGAACGGACGCGTTAAGGTGCGCCAGACTGACCCGTTACCGCTTTCTGTTCTGGCGGTTCTGCCGAGAATGACGGTTGGAGGATTCTGATGATCAAAGTTCAGATCGTACCGGCCACCGCAGAACATATCGAAGCCATGTTGCCGCATGTTCGCCAGGCGGATGTTGATGAATTTCTGGCGACAAACGGATGGAGCCCGCGCCGCGTGCTTGAAACCGGGCTGCGCACGTCAACCTTTGCCTGTGCCGGTCTGATTAACGGTGAGGTGGTGACCATCTTCGGCGTGGCCCCGGCATCCATGATAGGCGGGAGCGGAATACCGTGGCTGGTTGGCACCGATGCGCTGGAGAAATACCAGCGCACCTTCCTGCGCCGCTGCGGGAAAGTGGTCAATGCAATGCTGTCCGTTTATCCGTATCTTGAAAACTATGTTGATGCCCGCAACCACACCGCGCGCATCTGGCTGCACTGGCTGGGTTTCGCCATTGAAGAACCTCAGCCGTTCGGCATTCATGGCCTTCCGTTCCATCGCTTCCACATGGAGAGAAAATAATGTGTAGCCCGGCTATCGCTCTTGCTGGCGCCAGCGTCGCACTGAGTGGCGTCTCAGCTTATAACCAGTACCAGTCAGGGAAATATACGGCAGCGGTCGCTGAGCAGAATGCGGACGTTGCAGAGGCCCAGGCTCAGGATTCTATTAACCGCGGGAATGCGCAGGCTGATGAGGTCCGTCGACGTAACCGGCAGGCTGCCGGGACGCAGGCCGCTACGATGGGGGCTACCGGTGCTGAACTCTCAACTGGCGGGGCGCTGGACATCTTCGGTGACACAGCACAGTTCGGCGCGCTTGATGCTCTGACCACTGTCAATAATGCCCAGCGTGAGGCATACGGTTATCAGGTCCAGGCTGAGAACTACAAAGCCCAGGCCAGTTCATCGCGCAAGCAGGGGAACATGGGGGCGCTGACGACACTGCTCACCGCTCCGCTGCAGGCATATGGCGCTTATCAGATGGGCGGAGGGACATGGTCACCGTTCACGCAGAAAGCGGCTCCAATCAGCGCTGCCGTCGGCACGCCAACCGGTCGATAAGGAGATATCGAAATGCCAACAGTACCAACAGTCAACGGACGCCAGGTTGAAAGTCGTGGTTTCCAGTCTCCTGGCATGCAGGCATTTGAGCAGCCAAACATCGGCGATGCGCTGACGCAGGTTGGCCCCAAAGCGATTGAGGTATTTGCGCAAGCCAAACAGCGCGCAGATGTAGCCCAGGCGCAGGATGCATCCCTGCAGCTCAGCCAGTTTTCCAGCGATCTTCTTACTAATCCAGATACCGGGCTGCTGAACCTCCAGGGTAAGAATGCTTTGGGCAAAGGGCAGGAGTACACCCAGCAGTTTGATTCCCAGGCCGAGCAGATCGCCATGACCCTGCCTGAAGGTGCCCGCGCCGGGTTCATGCAGCAGGCGCAGCAGCAGCGCATCCAGTTCACTTCTCAGGCCGGGCGTCATGAGATAGGCCAGCTCAATGCCTACGAAGAAGGGCAGTTCCAGGCGACGCTGGCCAATAACGGGAAACTGGCCGCGTCTGCCTACGGCGACAATGCTAACTACGTGCTGTACAACCAGCAGACCTTCCAGCAGATAGACGACTATGGCGCTGCGCACGGCTGGAGTTCAGAGCAGATTCAGGCCAAAAAAATAGAGTTTAAGGAGAAGGTTGCTGACGCATCACTTTCCCAGTGGTCGGCCAATAACTCTATCGAGTTCATTCAGAGCAACGGTGAGTTGAGCGATACGGCTGTTGGCTCACGTCGTGCGGTATCTGAAGGCGGCTCCGGCGACGGCGCGCGCGGCATCAGGAATAACAACCCCGGCAACCTCGAGTACAGCAAAACGAATCCGTGGGTAGGTCAGACCGGTGACGATGGTCGCTTTGCCAAATTCGAAACCCCGGAGCATGGCATCCGCGCACTGGGCCGCAACCTCCTTTCTTACCAACGGCAGGGCATTGATACCGTCAGCGACATCATTAACCGCTGGGCGCCGCCCTCCGACAATAACAATACCGATGCGTATATCCAGGCAGTTTGCGCGCAACTTGGCGTTACACCGGATCAGCAGCTGGATGCATCAAACCCTGATACGCTGAAGGCCCTGTGCGCATCTATTATCCAGCATGAGAACGGAAGCCAGCCTTACAGCGATCAGCAACTCGCAACCGGCGTGAGCGCAGCAATCGGCCTGTCTCAGCTCCCGACCAGTACCAAGCGCTACACTGGAAACGCAGCATTCGACGCTGCATCCCCTGAAGCGCAGGCAACCTTCCTCCGTCAGGCTGACCAAATTCGCAAGCAGCAGCAGGCAGAGTATCGAACCAATATCGACGGACGCGTGCGCGATGCCAGCGCGGCATACATGCGCGGTGTTGATTTCCCTGACGCGCCAACGCAGAACGACTTCCTGGCGGCCTACGGCGTGCGCGAAGGTAATCTCCGCTATACCGAGTTTAAGAACACTCAGATCGCCGGGCAATACATCGGCTCGTTCCGCAACATGCCGACGAGCAGCATCACAGCCTACGTTAATCAGCTGAAGCCCGGAACCGAGGAAACAGGCGAGGGCTATGCTTCCCGAGCTGAATTATTCGATCAGGTATCGGCGGCGGCCACGAAGGTGATCAGCCAGCGCCAGAACAATCCGTTTAACGCCGCGGTAGAAATCGGGGCCTATAAGCCGATCGCCAGCAACAACCCTAACGACATCACGTCCGAGGTGGCTAACCGCTTCTCCTCTCAGGAAAGCCTGCGCGCGCTGGGCATCAATGCGCCTATCCTGTCGAGCGAGGAGGCTGCATCACTGTCTGAGCAGGTGCGCGGCACTAAAGACGTAAACCAGACCATCAGCCTGCTGCAGAGCATGGGCGAAACGCTTTCCGCCCCGGCAATGCGCCAGGTCGCATCTGCCATTGCGCCAAACAACGCTGCAACAGCCTATTCCGCGCTGCTGCTGGGCACACCGGATAACCAGTACGACAACAAAAAGCCATCCATCGCCTACAGCCAGTTCATTGGCTACAAGCCGACCATGAATAAATACGACGTATCGAAGGTGGTGCTGGCTGGTGATCAGTTGCTGAACCCAACGAAAGCGATGAAGGATGCCGGGATAACTCCGGTCCAGTTGCCGAGCGAAGATAAGCTTAAGCGAGCATTCGACGATCAGGTTGGTAACTCATTCGCCAATAACCCGCAGGCGCGCCAGCTGAGCTATAACCTGTTCAAAGCCGCTTACGCTGGGATCGCTTACCAATCCGGAGACGCCTCTATGACGCGCACGGATGCAGCAAACTCCGATGTAGTGGAGAAGGCAGCGCAGTACGCCACTGGCGGGGTGTATAAGGGATTCAATGGCGGAGACGTGGTAATGCCGTTCGGCATGGACAAATCTACTTTCAAGGATCGTTACACCGTATCTGCGCAGCAGGCTCTGAAAGATGCCGGGCTGAACGTCAACGCTGCATCAAACTTCACTCCGGTCAACATCGGCAATAACCAATATCGGCTGGTAAGCGGTAGCGGGCGCTGGGCAACAGATCCGAAAACCAATGAAGCTATCGTCGTGAGGGTCGAATAATGTCTGATGTATTTTCTCTGGCTCCGGAAGGCCAGGCGTGGACCGACGATAAAACTGCGGCCAACCCCGCACGTCCTGAAGACTATGAGCCGACTTTCTTCCAGGGCTCAATCGCAGCGCCGGTGCGCGGAGTGGCTGAAGGTACTCTCGGCCTGGCACAATCTGCCGTCGGATTCAGTAAGCATTTGATCAGCGATCCGGCATTCACCGCCGACGTGGCACCAACGGTCAATATCTTCCGGGTGATGTTCCCGGATGCAGATAAAGCGCTGAACGACACCTACGACACGATCGGCAAACAACTGCAGGATGCGCGGGGTTACGTGAAGCCTGATGCGGGTAGCCAGGGCACGGCTGCCGAGGTGCTCTATGGTCTCGGGCAGTTCGTGCCGGCCATCGGTGCAACCATTGTAGGTGGCCCAACAGTCGGCGCGGCGACAGCATTCAGCTCGACGTATGAGCAGTCCTATCAGGATTTCAAAGGAAAGGGGGTGGACGAGTCTACGGCGCGTAACCTGGCAACGCAGCAGAGCCTTTTCAACGCAGCGGGCATGGCCTTACCTGCTGCCGTCGGCACCACCCTGGCAACGCGCATCGCCTCAGGTGTGGCAATCAACACCGGGTTCGGGGGCCTGAACCGTTACTCCGTCGGCGAAACGCTGGAGGAGGAAGGCTACACCGAGATGGCGAAACAGTACCGGGTATTCGACGGCCAGGCGATGCTGGTGGATGCGGTGCTTGGCGGTGCCTTTGGTGGGGCTCATCACCTGGCCGCGCGCAATGCTGACGTGCCACCTCCGGTTGATACTGAAGCGCCGATCCCGGCGGCAGAGGTGCAGAGCGTTCCTGACGCAACCGCAGAACCATCCCCATTAACAGAGTCAGCGCCAGTGACAGATGCGCCTGGTGCACCGTTGCGATCTGATGCTCAGGCACCAGTGACAGAGCCTGCCGCCGCACCAGATATTCCAGCCATAAAACCGAGCGACATCGATGCAGCTCACACGCTGAATGAGGGGCTCTATTACGATCTTGAATCCTCCCCGGTGCTGCACGCCAGCAATGAGAGCATCAACAGCCATGTGGCAGCCATGGACGAAGCGTATCGTCAGCTGAATGACGGGCAGCCTGTTAACGTCGGGATGATGGCGCGCGGGCTGGATGGTCCGGCGCGGCCCGGCATGCTGGAATCAGCAAACGAGCAGTACCATGCAATGCAGCATGTTTTCGAAGAGAATGGTGTCAGGTATGAAACGCCGTCAGAACTGTCTGGCGAAGCTCCGGCGCCGCGCGCAGAAAGCGCATTCACGGCAGCGGACGAAACTGGCGGTCAGGTAAGTGTCGATCCCGATACCGGCCAGGTGATTTCATCCAACAGTTACGACCTGATGGCGGCGCGCGATATGGCGACCACCAATCCGGATCTGACAATTACGCACCCCGACACCGGGCAACCGGCGAAACTCTCCGATGTTCTGGCTGATTTTGATGAGCAAATCCAGACCGTGCAGAACGAATCGAAGGTATATTCCGTCGCCGCCGCGTGCTTCCTGAGGAACCCATAATGAAACAGGCATGTGTTGAAGCCATTGCGCAAACGCTGGGCCGCCAGCCAAAGGCTGACGAGCTGAAAGGAATTGAGGACCGAATCAAAGAGGCCGTGCGGCAGGTACATAAAAAAAATGCCAGGGAAGGTAAGACTGGCATTCCTGATGCGCAGACGTATATGGAGGCCGCCGATCTTGTGCGTCAGCGCGTTGTGCATGACGTCTATAAGAAGCGCCAGCGCGTCGCTCAGAACGCGATCGCCATAAGCAGGGTGACAGATACTCTCGACGCCAATATCCCGCCAGAGCAGCAAACACCAGCCAATTTGCAGCAGTTTATATTTGCGGGGCGGCGCACGAAGGTTTTCGGCAAGGATCCAGATATCAACGTGACGTCTGCCGAGGAGCTGGCTACCGGCGCATATCAGGACTGGTCTCGCCAGCTCAGCGCCGAACTGCTGAAAGCCGGTGATGACGTCCGTAAATTCTTCGAGCAGAGCAAAGCACTCGGCGAGCAGCGATTCCGCAGCCTGTTCGACCAGCAGGCGGCAAAGTCAGCACAGTTCCAGATCCTGAAAGAGTTGTACGGCGAAGACACGGGGAACCTGCAGGCGAAGAAAATCGCGCAGGTATGGAATGACGTAACCAGCCGGGCCCGCCAGGAGATGAACGACAACGGTTTTGATATCGGCCTGCGCGACGACTGGCATCTGCCGTATGTGGACGATGCTGATTTTATTCGCAACGCCGGGCGTGATGAGTGGCTGGCATCATTGCCGGTGGCAGAGCAGGCAAAGGCGAGACTGTCAGGCCGCCAGCCGCCGATTGAATTTTCCCGCCAGGCATGGGTTGATGACGTTTACAACACGCAGGACCGTAGCAACTACGTTAATCCGGACGGAAGCCCGATGAATGACATCGAGTATCGCCAGGCGCTGGAATCGATTTTTGAAACGAAGGCCACCGACGGCGCGAACAAAATCGACCCTGGCGCGTTCATGGGCACCGGAGGGATAAAGAACCGTGGTTCACAGAGCAGGGTGATGGCGTTCAAGGATGCGCAGTCCCACTTCGCCTACATGGAGCGCTACACCCAGCAGCCAGTGGCTGGTGTGATGATGTCGCACCTGCAATCCTCTTCTCGCGATCTGGGTGTCGTGAAAGCGTTCGGCCCGGACGCAACCCGCAACTTTTCGCTGGTTCTGGATAGGGTTTATCAGCGTGCGGTAACCGGGGGGAAGGAAGTCGGCAAGATGAACGATGAGCGCCAGATGGTTGAACGCATGTTTAACTCAATGGCCGGGCTTAACGGCGCCGCTTCATCCAGCGTGTTCACTTCGGCAGTTGGTGGTCTGCGTAACCTAATGACCAGCGCCATGCTCGGCACTAGCGTTCTAACGGCAACCAGCGACCAGGCCATCATGCGCGCCAATGCCCAGGCTCTTGGCTTCACCCGCGACGGCATGCGCCTGTCATCCAACACCATTAAAAATCTTTTCAGCGGTGATGCCAAACGCGCCAACGCAGAGCTCGGCTTACTGGTGGATTCGCACGCTGCGGTCGTATCAAAGATGGGCGGCTTTGACCTGTCACGCGGAATAACAGGCTGGTTCGCTGAGAAGACGCTGAAGTGGTCAGGTCTGATCGCCATGGACCGCGCTAACAAGGCATCCTTCGGTCTACTGATGTACAAAAACATTGGCGAACTGACCCGCAAATTTAAGACGCTGGATGATGTTAAAGGGTCAGATAAAACCATCCTGGCCAACAAAGGCTGGAGCAATGAGGACTGGGCTATCATGGCAGCGGCAGACCTTCAGCCAATGACCACCGCCGGGCATAAGGGGATGACGCCTGACGCGATTTACGCAGTTCCCGATGACGTCATCACTGGCATCATGGCGGACCGTATTGCACAGGTTCGCGCCGGGAGTGAAGCCTCACTGGCAGCGATTGGCGATCTCCCTCCTGAGCGGCTGAAAAGGATGAAAGAAGCATTCGACGCAGAAGCAGAGCAGACCATCACTCGCATGGTTCGCAATGCCCGCGCTGAAGCCGCGCAGAAATTGCTGGGAATCACGCACGGTGAGATGACCAGCGCAGTCACCACCGCTACCGGGTTGGACACCTACGCCCGCGACGATGCAGGGCAGCTAATTAAGAGCTTCATGCTCTTCAAAACAACGCCATTCGCAGGGTTCCGTCAGTTAGTAAATCGCTCTAAGGATCTGGACACGGTGCCCGCCATCAAGTTCCTGGCTTCTTACATCGCTGGCACGACATTGGCCGGGATGTTCGCTAACCAGATGAACAGTATGCTGACCGGTAATGACCCGCTCGACATGTCCAAGCCAACGACATGGGTGCAGGCGCTGCTGAAGGGTGGCTCATTCGGTATCTACGGAGATTTCCTGTTCCAGGACCATACGCAGTATGGTTCAAGTATCGCGGCCACCATCGGGGGGCCTGTGCTCAGTTTTGCCGAGCAGCTAACCAAACTGCTGATCACTAACCCGCAGAAGGCGCTGCAGGGGGAAGAAACATCGTTCGGTGCCGATGCGCTGAAGACAGCCCGCATGATCACCCCGTTCGCCAACCTCTGGTATGCTAAGGCCATCACCAATCATCTGATCCTGCAACAGCTTCAGGAGATGGCAAACCCAGGTTACAACGACCGGGTGAGGGACCGCGCGCAGCGGGAGTTCAACACAACGAGCTGGTGGGAGCCTGGCGAGACAACGCCACGCAGAGCACCAGATTTAGGTAAAGCGGTGGGCAATTAATGACGAGAGATAAAATCGAGTATATTGCTTCTCTTCAGTATGAAGCAGAAAGGTGGAGAAGGATTGGCGGGTGGGGATCATTAATAGCCCTCGCTGCTTTAATTATCGACCTATGGTTCAGGCATATTGGTGCAGCATCACTACTTTTTGAATCAGCCATACTTGGTGGATTTATTTGCTGTTGGGGTGGTAACTTTGATAGGGCATCCAAGCATAAGCGAGAACTCGACACGATATGTTTTGCCTTATTCGGTAAAAGCTATGAAAAATCTCACCTTGATATTATTGAATTAAACAAAACGAAACTAATGTGACATGTCACAAAGGCCGCCGAAGCGGCCTTTTTCATATCAGAACCCGGCTGTGTTTTTGGTGATGTACTGCGCGTGGGTGCGGATGTCGTTCAGGCATTTGCTCACACCGACGATATAGCTCACCATGGTTGTGAACTCCGCCGCCGCGCCTGAAACATCGTGGCCGTCTTCCTGCATAAGGTTGAGCAGATTCATCAGCAACGAGTGTTCAGACAGGCCGAGAACGCCTTCAGGGGAATGGATGTGCTCGCGGTATCCTGGTTTCAACGGTACGTTGTATTCCTGCTTATCTCCCGACTTCATCGCCTCTAGAATAGCTGGCATAAAGCTGGCGACAACCTTCTGAGCTTTATCTGCTGGCGACAGCTCTTCACGAACATAACGCCCGGACTGGCGGATCTGCGGCAGTACTTCGCCAGTGACCCATTTGCGGAAACGGTAGGGGATAGTGCCAGGCGTAACCGCGTCGCGGCAGCGAAGGATTAGTGTGTAGAGTCCGGACTCGTTTATGACGTTAACTGCCTGCATACCGCCAAGGGTGTAACTTGAAGTTACACCCTTCTCATCGCCATCAAGCATCCCGATTGCTTTACGTGAGTTTCTCAGGCCGAGAGCATCGCACACGTCTTTAGCAGCGAACCATGGGTTGCCGTCAATATTAAACATGCGTACAGGGGTAGCTGATTCGAATTTGAATACTGCGTCTGGGGATGGCTTTATTTGGGTATTCATTGTGATCACCTTTGTAGTCAGATAATCACCACTTCTGAGACCAATCAGATGGTGGTGAACTGTGCAGAGTTGGTCTTACCGGCTACAAAGGACCCGGCGCACCTTTCGGCGCCCCCACACAGCCCACCATAGAAAATGGGTGCTATGTTTCACGCATAAAAAAACCGCTTGCGCGGTATATGCGCCTCTGTAGTAATCCGGGAGACCAATCCCGGCACTGGATTTTGCCAGTGCCTGATTACTATGGCACAAGATTTATGCAATGTAAATTTACCGTAAAGGTAATGATTGCATGGAATTAAGGTAATTACAAACCCTATCTGGTTTGTTTCTTCAGCTGCTCAGCGCAGTAATCGAGATGCATCTGCAGATCCCTCATGGACATCTGCGAGCTGGTGACATAGTTCACCAAGGCAGTCAGCTCTGCCATCGGGCCATCAACATTAAAGCCATCGTCACCCAGTTGGCGCAGCAATGTCATCAGGTGTGAATCTTCAACAAGGGAGCGGACGCCTCCCGGCGTGTGTATTCGTTCGGCAAATCCTTTTTCCAGCGGGTGATGATACTGACGTTGCATCTGATATTCTCCATGCATTCACTGTATATATGTACAGTAGCAAAAGTCCTAGAGACTATCCAGCACGTTTTGCTATTTACCTAAAAGGTAATAACTTCAGTGATTGTTATTCATTCAATTCATATAAGGTTTGATGGGTAATAAACTGTCCTGATGATGCACGCGCGCCGGGCGCTGCTTTACTGGAGACAGGCCATGACGGTATCGACCGTAGTTGACCATAACGATTACACCGGGAACGGCGTTACGACATCCTTCCCGTACACCTTCCGCATATTCAAGAAAACAGATCTGTCGGTGTCGGTCGTCGACCTGAGCGAAAACATCACGGTTCTGGTTCTGGACACCGACTACACAGTGACCAACGCCGGGGGATATAACGGCGGTAATGTAGTGCTCACCGCGCCGTTGGCGAATGGCTGGCAGATCTCCATTGCTCGTGATCTGGAGCCAACGCAGGAAACTGACCTGCGCAACCAGGGGAAGTTCTTTGCTGAAGTGCATGAGGATGCATTTGACAAACTGACGATGCTGATCCAGCAGGTTGCCAGCATGTTCCGTCTGGCATTGCGTAAGCCATCAAGCATTGCGAACTGGTACGACGCGCTGAACAACTACATCCGTAATGTGCACGATCCGCGAGACCCGCAGGACGCGGCAACCAAGAGCTATGTTGATACTCTTGCCAGTGGGAATCTCAACAGGACATTGCGTGTCCCTGAGGTAATCAATCAACTACCTGGTGCAACTGATCGCGCGAATAAAATACCTGCATTTGATAGCTCTGGTAATGCCATCGTAATCCTGCCCCCGTCCGGGTCAGCATCAGACGTGCTTATTGAGCTGGCAAAGCCGACAGGGTTTTCTCTTATTGGTGAATTTGATTCGATCGCCGCTCTCTACGCCACCTCGGGGATAAAAGATAATGGTCTTGCATCAGTCAGATCTTTCTATGCAGGTAGAAGCGTAGGTGGTGGTTATTTCAGATGGATGGCCACGAGCACGCTGGCTGATGACGGATTTTCTGTCATCAAACCAACCGCTGTCACCGGTTCCGGGAGGTGGGTTAACGTGAAGAGAGGGTTTCTAACGCCTCCAGAATGTGGTGCCATCCCTGATGATGCCAGCTTCGATAGTGCAACAGGCCTCTCTAACTGGGCCACTCAGAACCGATGTCTTGGCAGTTCTGGCGTATTCAGGTCCTCAGTTGGTCTAGTATTCACGGGAGTAAACCCATGGGTTACTGCCGAACGTATGACCATTGAATATACCGCACCAGAAATTAATGGCGTTATGGCAACTCCGAACGACCAGACAATATTTCAAGTTGAGGGGCTGGAAGTTAAAAACGTTAGCGCTACACCATCTACGGCTGCCGCAACTGCAAACGGGTTTAGAATGGTTGGGCTTAAGCAGGCATTTGTGAGGCGCAACAGGAGTATTGGGTGGAAAAATACTGGTATCTTCTTCCAGAGTTGTAGGCAGTGGGAGGCAATTGATAATTTATGCTGGCTTAATGACTGGGATCTTACCAATACATTCGCATCGGGTGGAGATATCGTAGCCTATACTGGCACGCCAGGCGCTTCAAAAGGCGGAAAAATAATTGGCAATTTACTGCTTTCCGATACGAGCCAAGGGATTAACGTAAACGCACTGTCTGCGGACAGGGAAATCATCATTTCAAATAACACCATCCTTACTTATAACTCTGATTTCACAACTAAAGATTTTTCTCTTATTAATAAGAGACATGGCATTGAGTTTGGGTACAACAGCAATCAGACTTACGGCGGCTCTATACTTATTGCGAACAATATTATTCGCGATACTAACTGGACAGGTATTTACCGTTCTGGTGGGGCTGACGGCTCTGTCTCTTATCCACCTTCAATGATTCATGCCAATCTAATTTATAACGTTGGTATGAAAATAGATGCCTCTAACATCTCTGGCGGCATTCTCATTGGTGACATTGTGGATGGCGACATTCTTTCTAACAACCTCGTATCTGGCTTTGGGCAGTTGTCATCAGGGGCATATCGTATCCAAGATACTGTTGGTAACTCCAAACTGACAATGAACAATAATGTTGACTTTGATAGTAAAGGGTCAGGCATATACATCACTGGCGAAGCTAACGGCGTAGTTGTCAACGGGCATAGAACTGTAAGAGCTGCCGGCCATAGCGTATTCCTTACTCCTGTTTCTGGAGCTACGGTCTTTGGTGATCACGTCCTCAATGACATCGTTGTGGAAAGGACTACTGATGGATATGGTGTCGTGTTCGCATCTGGGGCTGCGTCAACAAGTGCTCTGAACAATCTTAATGCTAAAGGGACCCTCACTAACGCAACTACTAACTCAGCAATATATGTTGCAGGAACCCCATCAAACGCAATAATCATCGGTGGCGTGATTAAGGGGTTCGCTTATGGAGTATGGTGCCAAACGTTTGTAGATACGACCATTCAACTTCCGTGGGGCGGGATCACATTCGTTGGCACTAACACAGCCTTCAGATTGGTGAGAACCTCAGGAACGGCCACTGCCTACGTGAACCCCAACTTCTACTATGGCGTAACAAACAGATTTTCAAATGGTGGTACTGGAACCAGTAACGGTGCTGAAAGGCTGTTAGTGAATGGGACAGTGGTAGCATAAATATTTTGGGGAGCATGAGCTCCCCTTTTTTTATATTGCGGAAATCTTATTACATACCTTCCTGCCTAACTTAATGAATGGTTTTTCAATGAAGTTATAGGTGACGTAAGAAACCACAATGAATATGGCGCAGGCGAAGAGCATCTTCGCAAACCCAGGGCCCGAGTTGTAGACCGGAAGCCAGGATAGCTTTCTGATCAGGATTGCGTTAACCGCGCCGTGGGTAATGTAGAGTGAATATGAGATGTCACCGAGGAAATTAAGCACACGGTTTTCTTTTATCTCGGTGCCTGCCTCATAGATTAGGCAGCCCAAGAATAACACGAAGGCCCAAAGACCAAAGTTAAGCGGCCCGTAACCAAATCGGTATCTGGCAAAGAAGGCGCAAACTGCAAACGAGACACAGGCGAAGAAAATAATATTCTTATGGGGCACTTTTTTAATGTATTCCATAGCCCAATAGAAGAACATTCCGTACACGAACTCCAGAAGCATAGGAGATGCGAGGAGCTTAATAAAACCTATATCAGGATTTCCGTTTAGCTGATTAAAGCCACTTAAGGAAACATCACCATTATAATGCTTTTGAATCAAAAACATCGGCACCAGTAAAAATGTTGCAGCAAGAATTATCCTCTGATTGTGGGATATTGACATTGCAATGAGAAATACAAGGTAGAAATAGAGCTCGTAGGTCAAGGTCCAGGCTGGCAATATCAGGCTATAGCCAAAGAAAGGTGCGTCCTTTGAATAGTCCAGATGGATCAGGAGTGCCGACCTGATGAACGACTGAAAATCAGTTGGTACGATCACCAGACAAAACAGAATGAGACTTATAATATATACCGGATATACCCGGAATAATCTCTTCACTACGAAGATCGAGCGCGCGTGAGTGGGCTTGTGGGCTGTAGAGTAGGCTATGATAAAGCCGCTTATGATGAAAAATAAATCGACACCTGAAGGGCCACTGAAAAAAAGTAGATCCCCTAGGTTCTTCTGCTCATAGGCATTGTTGATAATCCCTCTTAAATGGAAGGCTACAACTAAAAGAGCTGCAATCCCTCTCAAGTAATGTATTGACTTTATTTTTTCCACTGCAACCTCGAAGCCTTAATCATTACCCCTAATGATATCACCTCTAGGGTAATTTCAGTAAGAGGAATCCGATCAAATTTAATCCGTATATGGTTTATTGTGTATGATGAACTCACCAACTAAGGGGGTTCTTCATGCACATTAAACGGTGGTCACTATGTCGCACACAATGACTACGGAGACGCTCAATCAGGGGCTTAGCCTCAGCGCGTTATTTTCAGTGGTCGCGGGTGTGCCGCCAGAAGTTGCTTTGGGGGCGTTGGCTGGCGCGGTAATTTTTGTTACCTCGGCAGTGGAATACCCAATCAAGCGCCGGTTACTTCTGGCATTCCTCAGCTTCTTCTGCGGCCTTCTCTTCTACAAAGCGACAGCATCCATTCTGATTGGCGTGGCCAGCCTGGTGCCGACGATTACACAGGACTCTTTCGAAAAGGGGATCGTGTTCTCTGCCGGGGCTTTCGTTTCGGCTATCGTCGCTGTCCGCATCGGCATCTGGCTGTATCACCGTTCTGAAAATCCACGCGACCTGATCCCGGGGAGAAAAGACGATGACCAGTCCTGACCTGCTTCTCATCCTGAACGCCGCTATCTGCGGCGGCATTGCAATCCGAGTCCTTCTTTTCCGCCGTGACGGGTCACGCCATCGCTGGTGGGGTGGATGGCTTGCCTACATCCTGATCGTCGTCGCAGCCAGCGTTCCTATCCGGACATTCTACGGGTATTACGATTCCGCAGACTGGTCAGAAATCATCATCAAAGCCGTGTTCCTGGCTGCGCTTATCAAGACAAAGGGGAACGTGGTGCAAATATTCAAGATAACGAGGTCCCAGCATGGACATTAAACAATTCCAGCGTGCAGCTGGCATCAGTGACGTGCTGGCCACGCGCTGGTATCTGCACATCACCGTAGCCATGAAAGAGTTTGGCATCGAGCAACCACTGCACCAGGCGATGTTTCTCGCGCAGGTGGGGCATGAGTCTGGCGGCTTCACCCGGCTGCAGGAGAACTTCAACTACAGCGTGACCGGGCTGGCAGGATTCGTACGCGCCGGTCGACTCACTCAGGGCCAGGCCAACGCGCTGGGCCGCCGGGCTGGTGAACCATCGTTACCGCTGGAGCGTCAGCGCGCGATCGCCAATCTGGTGTACAGCAAACGCATGGGGAACAATGGACCGACAGATGGCTGGTTTTACCGCGGGCGAGGACTTATCCAGATCACCGGCCTGAACAACTACCGCGACTGTGGCAACGGGCTCAAAATTGAGCTGGTTAGCCAGCCTGAGCTGCTGGCGCAGGATGAATATGCTGCCCGCAGCGCGGCGTGGTTCTTCGCCACCAAAGGTGGCATGAAGTACACCGGCGACCTGGTGCGCGTCACGCAGATCATCAATGGCGGGCAGAACGGCATCGACGACCGGCGTGCGCGGTACATCACTGCCAGTAAGGTGCTGGCTGTATGATCTGGGCATTCGTTAAAGCTTACTGGAAACAGTTGCTTATCGTGTCGATGCTTGCTGTCCTGGTGGTCGGAGGCATGGTTGCCTGGAACCTACACGGCAGCCGCCAGTACGATGCCGGGTATGCGCAGGCAAAGGCAGACCGCAAAGCCGAAGATGAGAAAGCCCGTCAGCATGACGAACAGGAGAAAGCGACCAATGAACGTGAAGCGCAGCAGAGGATCGACCGGGCGCGCAATGATGCTCTTGATGCTGCCGCTCGCGCTGGCCGGTTGCAGCAACAGCTCGTTGCCATCCGTGAGCAGCTCAGGCAGTATAACGCCACTGTCGGCGCTGGGGCGTCAGCCGCAGACACCGGAGTTTTGCTTGCCGACGTGCTCAGCAAATCTCTCGAGCGAAACCGACAACTGGCAGAGTACGCTGACCGGGCCGCAGAAGCAGGACGAGTCTGTGAAAAGCAGTACGATTCACTGATCCGGTGACATGGCATTTTTCATGGTACTGATTTCCAGTGACGGTATATAAAACGGTACGGTGAAAATCAGTTTTCAGAAACTTGTTATCAGTCAATTGGTTATGCATGCCGTAAATAATTGAGTGGGAAT